GGTTGAATTCTTGCTAACAGCGGTTCTATTAAATCAAAAGATTGAGTGTGCTGTCTAGGTGTTTTATAAAAAGCGTGACAAAGTTGCCAGTTGTTGATTGCACCTGTTAGTATTGTATATGGTTCTTCCAATACAGCGTCGAGGAACCAAGGAAACATATTAGACGTCATTACCTGTTGAATTTTTTCAAATTCAGCAACAGGAAGGAAGTTATCAATTATTTGTCTCATAGTCTATTATATAACAAATAGACTACAAGGTCAAGAAATTTATTAGCCAGTTATGAAATAATACCCAGTTCCGCCAGCGGTAAAATCTAATAATTCTTTGTCAAGGCGCTCAAAATCTTCTTTAGCACTAGATTTCAAATCGTTGCCGTTCATCTGGATTGAGCTTCCTGGACCAGCTATTGATGCAAACTTTCCGCGAGCTTCTCCTAGCATCATTTTACAAGTTGCCAGAGCATAGTCTTTCAACCATTGTTTTGCATATATATCTTGCAACAGCACCCAGTCTGGTCTATAGTTGTAGCTTTGTACAAGTATTTGCTCGCCCTGTGCAAACGGACGTTGTAAAATATCTAGTATATGACTGGTTGGTTTCCAGTTAAATTCTATGTAACTACCAAACATACGTCCTACTAGTTTTTGATAACCAGCAAAGGCATCGTATGTTGCTAACCCGCCCATCATACTTCCTGACATCAAATATGTATTTGTATAAGCTAGGTTAAACGGCTCAAATAACGTACCACCCGCACCAATTCCACTTCTTGAGCCAATAGCTCTACGAAACACTTGACGCACTGTGATGATTTCATCAGGTAATCTATATTCATTTTGATCCTGTATAAGTTCCAAAAAACTGTAACTTTCTTCTACAGCATTTGGGCTACGTTGTCTGTATCGGGTAAGTGCTCTATCTAATCCAGTTTCTAAATGGATAGGATCTAGCTCTACTTCGATCATGCCGTCGCCCAGCATTGTTTTAATGTATTGAAATACATTATTTCTTTCTATAGTACTGTTTGATTGGGTACTTGATGCTAAATCATCCATATTTTGATCTCCTATGATATTTATCTTACCATAAATACTATCATGCCAAGACTTTCATTATACAAACCCGAACGGGGTCCTGATTACAAATTTATTGACCGACAAGTGTCTGAAATGTTCCAAGTAGGGGGCACGGATGTTTATTGGCACAAATATCTAGGTTCAAACAACGATCCTAGCATGGCTACGGCTGATAAGCCTAACTATGCTAATACAAATCCTTCAAATATTCAAGATTTGTTGCTGTTAGAAAACCGAGACAGGACCTACGATAAAACAATTTATAAAATAAGAGGTTTATATAATGTACAAAATATTGACTTTAATTTAAGTCAATTTGGTTTGTTTATTGATAATGATACATTGTACATGACTGTGCATATTAATGATTTTATACATTATCTTGGTCGTAAACCTATCAGTGGGGATGTAATAGAGTTACCTCATTTACGTGATGATTTTGCGTTAAATGAGTTTGATATTGGTATGCCGCGATATTATGTTGTAGAAGATGTAGGTCGTGCCAGCGAGGGATTTAGTGTTACTTGGTATGCGCACTTATATAGATTAAAACTAAAACGCATTACAGATAGTCAACAATTTCAACAAATTTTTGACCAGCCTGCTAAAGATGCTAACGGCGATCCTACTAATCAGACATTACGTGATCTGATGAGCACGTACAATGCTGAGTTGGCAATCAACGACGCTGTTATTAGACAAGCCGAAGCGGATGCCCCATTAAGCGGTTACGAAACCAGACAATTTTACACACTGGGAATAGATCCTGCCAACGGGACTCCAGTTATACAAACAGCAGACCAAGATACAATCGATGCAAGTATTGCCAGCCAACTTGCTTCGGGTACATACGGGGTTGGACAAAAAACAGGTTATCAAGGATACCTAGTAGGCGACGGTTATCCTGTTAACGGGTATACATTTGGTTTTGGAATTAATTTTCCTACTAGTCCAGGTCCCGACGATTTCTTTTTAAGAGTTGATTTTTTACCTAATAGGTTGTTTAGATTTGATAGCGATTTAAATTCGTGGGTTGCTGTAGAAGATGCTGTTAGAATGACAATGACTCAAACTAACACTCGTAGTACATTAAAAACTGGATTTATTAATAATGACGTATGGACATATAACGATGTTGTTACTACTGATTTTGCTACTCTAACAACTGGACAAACTACTATAGACACACAGATTCCAGTTACGGTTACTGCAATGTATATTGTACTAAAGATAGGTATGCCAATGCAAGGTGTAACCGAGTACGATTACTCAATTGCAGACACTCGAGGACTCTTAACATCGTATCAATACACAAACAAATTAGGTATAACTAGTCTTAAATATAGAATTAATTTACCAGTAATTGATAATGTCCAGCAAACAATACCATATGACGGGCAATGGACTATAACTATGTATAACCACAGAGAACGACAACGTCAAAGTCTTAGCAAAGTTCTCCGACCTAGTGCAGATTTTTAAGGATAATTAAATTGGAATTCTTTTATGATGGTCAGATAAGACGCTATATTACACAGACTATTCGTGTGTTTAGTAATTTTGTTGTTCAATACGGTGACGGAAGTCTTCATCGTATACCGGTCATGTACGGTGATCCTGATAGACAAGTTGCTAATATTATTAGTCAAAATAGTTTAGGAAACAAAGTTAATAGTGTGCCAAGAATTGCTATCTATGTTAAATCATTTGCCTTAGACAGAGAGCGTTTATCCGACTCAACATTTGTTGGAAAAATGCATATTCGTGAAAGAGACATGCAACTTGATGAGACGGTTGGAAGTCCTACTTACGGACAAATGATTTATAATCAACAACAAGGGCGCAATTATACTATTGAAAGGTTGATGCCGACTCCATTTAAATTAACCATGAGTTGTGATATATGGTCAAGTAGTACTGAACAAAAATTACAAATAATGGAACAAATTTTAGTTTTATTCAATCCTAGTTTAGAAATACAAACTACCGATAATTATATAGACTGGACAAGTTTAAGCGTACTAAACTTAAACGATATAAATTGGTCAAGTCGAAGCGTACCAGTAGGTAATGATACGCCTATTGAAGTTGCTACTATAACTTTAGATACACCGGTGTGGATCAGCCCGCCAGTTAAAGTTAAACGCTTAGGTATTACTACAAAAATTGTAGCTAGTATTTGGAATAATACTTCACAATCTAATGATAACTACATAGACGGTATTGCTTTTGATCCAATAGGCCCAACATCTGTATTTGATGCTGGAATAACTACCCTAGCTGGTACTATAACAAATAACAATATAGAAGTTTATGCAAACAATGTAATATTATTAAATCCAGCAGAAAGTTTGGTTCCCCGAGAACCGACACTCGATGCGGTTCCTAAGCGTCAAGGCACACGACTTAGCTGGTTACCATTCTTATCTTCTACAAATGGAAAATATGTACCGGGAGCAAGTGCAATTTATCTTACGCAACCCGACGGCACTTATGTCGTAGGCACATTTGTTGTTAACAGTCTTGATGAAGGCATATTAACTGTAGAATGGAACCCCGATACGCTTGTATCAAATACCGGTCTAGACAGTAATGGCATTTTAGAAAATCAACCTGGGTATAATTTAGCCGTTAGTAATAGGCCTAATAGCCCTGGAACTATTGATGCTATCATAAATCCATTGACATTTAATCCTAGAAAATCTGGCGATCCTACTATAGGAACAAGATATCTTATTATTGAAGATGTAGGATTTGCCGGTGCTCCAGCAAACCCAATTACAGGTGCTCCAGCTGTTCCTGCTACTGAGACAGAAGCATGGGGATTATTATTAGCCAAGGCTAATGATATTATAGAATGGAATGGTACTGAGTGGAATGTTATATTTGCATCTAGTCAGTATCCGCATACCATGATCTGGCAAACGAATATATATACTGGAGTTCAGTACAAGTGGAACGGTGTTTCCTGGTTAAAGAGCTTTGAAGGTGAATATACTCCAGAACTATGGAAAATCGTATTGTAAAAGAAGCTATTGTTTGTAGTGGTGCATTATTTTATGCTAAATCCACTCGAAGATTTTTGTTATTACAAAAAGCATCAGGTAAACATGAAGGCACATGGGGCCTAGTTGGTGGCACTAATATTACTGGCGAAACACCATGGCAAGGGTTACAACGAGAAGTAGCTGAAGAAATAGGAACAATTCCTACTATATTAAAAACTATTCCTTTAGAAACATTTGTATCTAACGATCGAGTGTTTAATTTTCACACATACTTGTGTGTGATCAAAGATGAATTTGTTCCTGTATTAAGTGACGAGCACCAAGGATGGGCGTGGGCAACAATAGATCGTGCGCCTAAACCACTACATCAAGGATTACGTAATAGTTTTTCAAGTAAAACTATTCGTACTAAATTACAAACCGTATTTGATCTTGTTGATCTAATATAAAAAAAGCCGCATAAAGCGGCTTTTTTGTCTTTGTAACCTCTTACGCTTGAGCTTCACCCCAACGTAGAACCAAGTTCTGGTTAATTGGTGATCCTTGTGTAATGTAAGCATTAACAAACAAGATATCACAACCGTTTGGATAACAACCACGTCCGCCGATCGGAGTGTTAGTCAATTCCTTGAATGATGTTAAATCCAATGAGTCTTTGTTAGCTGGTGAGTTAATGTACGAGAATACAGTTTCGCCTGGTAATGCGTATGTTCCGCGAGTAAGTTGAACCGTACCATTTTGAATAGCAGCATATGTTGGCTGATTTGTTACTATTCCGGTAAGTGTACCGGTTGTGCTTTGACTAGCAAATGTTGTTGCTACGTTAACTGCATATGTACCAATGTTACCTAATGCATTACCTGTAAATGTTGATGTTAGCTGAATAGTAATGTATTGGTTTACACCAGCATTACCACCGCTCAATATCATACCTGAAGTGATAATTCCGCTTGCTACTGCATTAACAGTTAATGTGTACAATGTACCAGTTGCTGCAACTGATTGAATTGTTTGCGCACTACTAACTTGCCAAGTTGAGTTAACACTTGTTCCTGTACCTGATATGTTAGAAACAATATAACTACCAGCGTTAATACCTGTGCCTGATAAAATCATACCTGGAACAATTGTTCCTGAACCCGGTGCAACTGTAACTGTCATTATGCCACCAACAATAGAAGCTGTAAATGTTACACCGCTTCCAGCTGTTATTGCTCCAGTAAATGTTGCTGTACTGTTGTTAAAACTGGCAATTTTTGTTAATCCGTATAAGCTACCGGTATTGTTAGTAAAGAAGATGTCGTCACTAACTTGTGCTCCTGCGCTACTTGCATTTGCAGTTAATGGTATTAAAGTTGCACCAGCTTGAATAGCAACCGGTACTGATAAAATTGTAGTATTACTATTGGCAAACACCATACTTGATCCCGGAGCAACTTGACTGAAACTTGGTTGGCCAGTTGGGTTAGCTAGACTACTCAAACTGTTAAATGTAATGTTGGTTAATGCTGGCATATTACTAGGATTAATAATACCTTCAATAACTAGTGCAGCATTGGTGCCGCCTGCTCCTGAACTTGATTCAAGAGCATTAAGCAAGAAACTCGCACGATTAATAAGTTCACGGCCGCCCAAGTCGCCAGTTAGTGCGTTTGATACACTAGGTGCTAGACGCACAGCAAACGCTGTTGTCTTTTTAGAACTAATAAAAACGTTGGTAACCTGATAGTTAAAAATGTATGAACGATCTGAGTCAAAACCGCCGTCTTCAATAAATGCCGCACCCCAATGACTTACAATGGGGCTAGCCGAACCGTTAACTAGCAACACTCCGGTTGTTACAGTATGTGTTGCAGCAGC